TTTTAATTCAGTAATTAATCCAGATCAATAACATCCATCTTAAATGTGTCATCCATCTCCGCATGACTTCTCTTCTTTTCCGGGTGATTACTTAAGAGATCTGCCGTTGCATCAAATAACTCATCGTCGTCATAATCATAGTCATTTGAACCAAACATATCGTAATCATCATCTGAATAATATCCTTCAAAATTATCGAACTCTTCTTCATCTAAAGGAGTAAATTTTTCAAAATCATCTGTATCCTGAAGATTAATGTTCTTTACAGGTTTGCGGATAGCAGGACCTGTCTCATCTAAAGAACGTACACCCTTTGCAGCTGCTTTTTTTGCCGTTGCGTGTTTGACGCTCTTCTGCTTCTTTGGTTTTTCCATGGCTTTGGCTATGTTTTCTGTAACCCAAAGATCATCCTCATCGTATCCTTCAAATTCATTTTCATCATCATATTTCTTAGATGCTTTTTTCGAAACCTGTTTTGAAGCTTTCTTTGCTTTCTTTTCCTGTTTCTCTTCTTTTTTCTTAGCTTTTAATGCTTCCTCTTCTTCATCCAGATCAATTCCATATTCATCATACAGATCATCTAATTCCAGATCTCTGTGTCTAAGCTTGACTGCTGTGACAATAAGTACCAGAACAAGCAGTAAAATTAATGCAATTGCTATAATAACTACAATATCCAGGAAATTCTCTACAAAATTAAGGATTTTTCCCCATATTCCTTTTTCGTTACTTAACTTACTTTCTGAAGAAGAACTGCCGGTTGATTCCGGTGTGTATTTCTGATAGGTTCCATCTGTCGTATCATAACGATATGTTGTCTTTTCACCGTCAGAATTCAAAGCATAAATAATATAATATTCTGCGTCTTTTGTATCCTGCCAGGTGTCAAATTCTTTACCATTTAATGTCAGAGTTGTCTTCTGATACTGGCTTGGCAGATTCATCTTTCCATCATTCATCAATGGGATAATATATCTGTCTTTTGCAATCTCAACTTCTTCAAACGGTGCGAAAGATCCATCATCACTGTTATACAGATAGAAATCTGCATCATCGCTGTCTTTTTCAGTCAGATACATTGCATTGATTCCACTTGCCTCCTGTGTGATCACAGAATACTTTGAACCTTCAAATGTCAGCTCGCCTTTTTTAAAACCTTCCGGAATGATCTCTTCCGAAAAATCGCTGGTCACAACATACTTCTTGCCGTTCACTTTCACAACGGCACCATCTGCTGTCGATGTTGTTGTATCTTCGGTACTGGTCTCTTCCTTAATCAGAGACGGATCGCCAGCTCCGATCGTAACTGCAGAACTTCCCTGTGTTACTTCCAGGTTCGTTCCGTCTTCCGCAGTACCTGTAGCACTTGACACTTCGATATTCGAAGTACCTTCTTTTAATGCCTGAAACTTCAGATTAAATTCTGCAGTTGTTCCACTTCCGGTCCAGGAAATCTTAATGGTTCCATCCTTTCCCGTCGCATTATCACCGCTGATAAATCTCAATTCACTTTTGTCATACGTTAAAGTCGCTTCCATAGACTGCATTGATGAAGCAGAAGTCAGCTTGGTCTTTACATCAACTTCCGCTCCTACTGTAGTGGACGGATCCGCAAAACGCAGTTCTGCTGTCGCTGCTTCTGTTATCACCGACAGACATGGACATATCATACATATCGCCAAGAATGTTACAAATATCTTTTTAATTCTTCTCATGTAACCTACCCCTTTATCTTTTATTACTATTTATTCCGTTCCTTCTGTCGATCCAGTGGTTCCCGAAGTGCTGCCTGTATTATCTCCGGTCGTTCCACCTCCTGTTGTTGTCCCTTCTGTTCCTCCGGTTGTTCCCGTAGTTCCTGAGGAAGTGCTGCCTGTACTTCCGGTCGTTCCGCTTCCCGTCGATGTTCCTCCGGAATATCCGTTTGACGTACCGTAAGATCCGGTTCCGTAAGTGCTTCCACCCGTTGTTCCGTAGGTACTTCTTGTTGTACCGGTTCCGGATGAATTATTGGAATAATTTCCCGAATACCCCTTACTTCCCGGTGTCTCATCATCCTCGATCGTTGTACCGCTTTTGGCCTTATCTGACGCTTTTGCAGTAATACCACTTTCAATGCCTTCAATCGTGCTGGATACAGAATACCCATCACTTCCAAACAGGAATTTATGCACCTCAAGTACATTCGAAGACAAGGTCTTCGGGATTACGACACTTCCTACTTCATTTAACATATCCGTTGTATTTTCAGCCGGAAAACCAATCGAATCTCCTAATTTATACTTTGTAAGATTCTTTGCATATCCGATCATTTCAGCCAGTGTAAAGTTTGTTGATATCTGCGGAAATACACTGTCTATGATCTTATTAACAGTGCCGACACTCATGTTCTGCGCTTTATCTGCAATTTTCTGTAATACCAGGCGCTGACGTTCTGCACGCTTAAAGTCTCCTCCTTCCGTATAACGGATTCGGGAATAAGACACTGCCTGCACACCATTCAAATGATATGTACCATCTACTTCCGGCTCGATCTTCTCATAACTTTTTCCTGTTACTTTTGAAGTTTCGACACAATAGTTGTTCATATGCACAACTTCATCATGCGTCAGTTCCAGATCCAGTCCTCCTACCGCATCGATAACATCTACCAGTGCATTAAAGTTTACGGTTACATATTTTTCAATATTCATATCCAGATTACGGTTAATCAGCGATACTGCGCCTTCCGGTCCTCCAAAAGAATATGCAGAATTCGCTTTATTATAACTTCCGTCATCTAATTCTAATAATGTATCACGATAAATAGATACCAATTTAACTTCTTTCGTATCATTATTCAGACTTGCTATTATGATCGTATCACTTCGATTTCCTTTGCCCAGATCATTTTCTCTTGAATCCAGACCAAATAACGCTACATTCGTGTATCCTTTTTCATGTTTTACTTCATCAGAAATGTTTAATTTATCTGTATCGAGTTTCACCGAACTCAGTTTATTCATCTTACTTGCCAGAATGACTGATCCTATAACTACTACGCCCAGAAGAGTTCCGCCTAATACAGCACCTATTTTCTTCCCTATAGACCAGGTCGCAAAGCCTCTTTTTCTGCGACGCCCTCTTCGTCTGACCTTTTTCCCTGTATTTCTTGCCATACTTCATATCCTTTCCGCATTTATCCTAAATTAACACAAACCTTTTTACATATTACCCTATTTTTTTCTAAATTTCAATATTTTCAGTCCTGTTTTCCTGTTTATTAAAAATGTCAACATTAAATTCGACATTTTTTCATGTTTTTATCGTTTTGCCGTTTTGCACAATACGTAGCCTTTTTTATTGTATATTTTCACTTTTAGGCAGCGCAATAGTAAGGCTGCCACTGCTGCCAGCCTCTCACGCTCCCTATTTCCGTTCTTATGCAAGCTGCTTTACCTCTTCCTCGAATAGTTCCCCTGCTGAATGATAGCCATGTATTTTGCGTGGGTATCCGTTTATCCAGTTCTCTATACTCTCTACCTCTTCCTCTGTCCTGTCGTCAAAATTTGTGCCTTTCGGTATCTTCCGGCGTATCATCTTATTTGTTACCTCATTTGTGCCACGCTCCCAACTGCTGTACGGGTGGCAGTAATATACCTTTGTCCGCTTTTCTCCCTCGTTGATAATAGAACGCTGTAAGCCCTCTGCATCTGCAAACTCGCTGCCGTTGTCTACTGTGATTGTCTTAAATACCCGCTTAAACATATCAGCGCCCCATTTTCTTTCTAATCTATCCAGTGCCGCTACTACTGCCTCGTCTGTATGGTCTGGCAGTTTAAATATAATCTCGTTTCTGGTTTTCCGCTCTGTCAGTACCAGCAACGTATTTTTTGACTTTCCCCGCTTACCTAAAACGCTGTCCATTTCCCAGTTGCCGAACTCTTCCCGTGTATCTATCTCTTTCGGGCGTTTGTCTATACTCTCTCCTGCTGCCGCCCTTTTCTGTTGCCTCTGTACTTTCTTATAATTTCTCTTCTTATTCTTCTTTACTGGCAAATTCTTATTAGACAACTTAAGGAAAATACCCTTATCAATGTAGCTGTATAAGGTCGTTACGCATACTGTTACGGAAAAGTCCCCTTCTTTCCCCTGTGCTTTCAATTCTCCCAGTACCGCAGCTGGGCTGTAATCTTCATTTACTATTTTATCCTCTATATAATTTGCGTATGCAATATCGTTTCCTATTTTAAGCTGTGTACCCCTTGCCTTTAAATTTTCCTCTGCTTTCATTTGTGCCTTGTTTGGGCTATAACTTAATGTTTCTGTATAGTCGCTATTTCTGTGCATATATTCCCCTCGCTTAAGCTCATTGTATATAGTGCTGCGGTGTACGCCCAGCTGTTCTGCTATCTCTATCACGCTATGCCCTGCTTTTTTCAATGCCTCAATACTTATACGGTCTGTCCATGTCAGCTGTCGGCTGCCTTTCTTATTCGCCATTTCTGCTACCTCTCTTTCGTTCCTGTTCTTTCCCCATATACGACAAAAAGCCGCAAACTCTTTTACAAGTCTGCGGCTTATGCCTTTACCTATTTACAACACTTTTTACAAGCGGTGTATTTCTTCTTTGCTTGGCTTAGCGGTATGCTCTTTGGGTTTTTCATTCCCGAACAGTTAGGCTTACTATGGTATTTTTTGTTGCTACGGTCTACATATACTGTAGTTTCTCCATGCTGGCTTACGCTGGGCGTTGCGTCCTCGATTACGTCAAGCTCTATATTGCACCCGAACGTCTGTACCCCCCCCCCAGAAATTTCCAGTATTTCTGCGGTGTAGCGGGCTTTCGGGTACTTTCTCGCTAAGTCCCCCGCCAGCTCTGCCGATAGATTGCCTATTACCTTATCGCCCCACTTTACGTATGCGGCAGGCTCTCCGTTGTATGTGTACTTTTCTACTGTAATATCTTCACTGCCGGACATTCTGCTTAAAATATCCTGCCTGTTTTCTCCGTCCTCATTATTGAACGTCACGCCTACTACTTTCGTTCTGATTGTATCTAAAACCCTGCTACCAGATGCGGCGGCAGGCGCTGACGTTCTGTTTCTGTTCTCTTTTCCTGCGTTTTTCTTTTTCAGTCCAAAATAAGCGCATACTGCCGCAACCACAATGCAGCCCGCCCCACCTGTTATATTTCCAGACGGCAGCGCCGTTAAACCGCTTACTGCAAATAATGCAGCCGCTGCCAATAAAATTACCTTTTTCTTTGTCATAGTAAGCCCTCGCTTTCGTTTCTACTTCAATTCTAAAATTTCATCAGCAGAGGCGTTAAGCTCTCTGCAAATTTTCGCCAGTGTTATTGCGTTTGGCGTAAGCTCGTTGTTTTCCCAGCGGCTTATATCTTTCTGGTATACTTGCAGGCGCTCTGCAAGTTCCTTTTGCGTCACGCCTGCCGCTTTTCTCGCTGTTTTAATGTTTTCGCCTAAATTCATGCCTTACCTCTCTTTTCTCTTGCCCTCAAAATGAAAGCAACCAGCAGCTTTACCAGTCCTACTGCTACTAAAAATACTCCTAATTTTAAAAGCATACTCTTTACTCGGCTTTGGGTTTGTGTTATATTTCTTATAGGCGGCGGGCTTATCGCCCGCCTGTTGGTTAGGGCTTTCGCCCTAACCTATGTACTTACCAATTATGATAAGTATTGTTCCTATGATTAAGTCTATCACTGCACTGATTGCCAATTCTTGCCAGTTGATAGGCTTTTTCTTTTGTTTCTTTTTCTTACCCATTGTGCCGTTTCTCCTTTCCAGTGGCTTTGCCTCTTATTTGTTCTTATCTCCTTTCCATGATTTTATTATATACCTTTTTCGGTATATTGTCAACACTTTTGTATAGATTTCTAAGAAAATTGCAAAAAATAGAGGGCAGACAGCGAACCGCCCACCCTCGAAAACTTAAGCTAATCTTGTGGCATAATCTAAGCTAATCCAGCCTGCGCCACTCTTCAAGCGTCCCCAGCCAACGCTTGCACCCTGTCCGGCTTTCACTTCCACAATGGTAAATACTCCCTTTCCTGTGGTTTCTCCCGTCTTTGCATAGTTCGTGCCTGCTCCTGTTCTGATATTAAGGTCTAAAATATCTACCTGTACGCTAAACGGAACGCCTGCGCTTGCCTGCTGCCCTGCTGCGGTATATACCGCCTTGCCGTTATCATCATATACAGTATAGCCCGCCTTGCAAGCGCTCTTTGCATTTTCCAGCGACGTAAACGCCCCCAGCTGGCTTGCTGCGTCCGTCCAGCTCTTGCGCACTCTGTAATACTTTGTACCGTTTCCTGCTGCATACTTTTTATAGTATCCCTCGCCGTACTCTGCACGCTTTTTCTTTACTGTTTCGCTCTGGTCTGCTGGCTTTTCATATCCAGTAAGAACGGCATCAGATGCAGCACGCACGCTGCCCGCCTTTTTCAGTGCGTCCATTACTGCTGTGTATCCCTGCAATTCTTCCCATAAAAAGCCCAGCTGCATATTAAGGTCTGCAATGGATACGCCCGCCTGTTTTGCATGATTAAGCAACGCCTGTTTTCTGCTCCAATACGTCCACTGCGCCAGCCCATAGCCTGCACTGTCCTTTACAAAATTGCCATAGCTGCCATTATCCACCGCTGCTGTATATTCTGCGTCCGTCTTACCCAGCTTATTGTTATAGGTGTTCTGTAAGTTGTTCGGCATAAGCCCGCTTTCAGCATACAGATTACCCATAATACCAGCCACAGCATAAGCATTTAAGCCCTTTCCTGTAAGAAAATTCCAGATTGTTTTTTCATTGCCGCCCTGCGGTGTTTCTGCCTGTCCGCTGATTTTACGCTTAAACTCGTCCCATGTGTGGGCGCTGGTGTTATATACATACGGGTTAGGGCAAATCTTGCCCGTTACGTCGTAATGTCTGATTACATGAGATGCAGGCACGCCGTATTTATTCATAAGGTAACGGGTAAGCTCTGCCGCTGCCTCTACTGTTGCGTCCTCAAAATACCAGTCTTTATCTGTTGCGCCCATGCTCTTTGTGTTTTTCTTCCTTACGCACATTTCAATACCGATACTATTAGCGTTTCGGCACTCTGCGTGCTTATAGCTCGACGCTCCGCAATGCCACGCTATATTAGCGTCCTCTACGCACTGCCATACCTCGCCGTTAAATCCTACAAAGTAATGCGCCGACGCATTTCTATTGCCGCCGCCATAATATCGGCAGTTGTCCTCTGCGCCGCCCAGTGCGCCTACATAATGGATAACAATATACTTAATTCTGGAAACGCTGCCCTTATTGAAATTGTACTTACTTATCTTTCTGTTAATGTTCATATTTCCTGCCTTTCCGCATACAAAATAAGCGCCTGCGGTGTCCTGCAAGCGCTCTTTGCTGCTATGTCCTTATTATTCTTATCTTTCCTGTGTCCTGTGTTCCTCTACGTTGCCTGTGGTGCTGTCCCCGTCCAGTTCGTCTGTGTCCGGCAGTTCGTCCGTATACTTCGCCAGAAACTCCCGCACCTTTTCCCATACCTTTTTTACTGGCAGCCCGCATAATGCCATATTCTTAAAAATACTCACTACCTCATAGGCAATGTAAAGCAATGCGAAAAATTCAGCCACGCCCACGGTATCAAGCCCTAAATATGTACGTGCCTGCTCCGGTATAAATCCGATTAAGTTAATCTTAATCAGTACGTCGATTGCCAGCATGAATACCAGAGAAATAAGCATACCTACTTTTCTGATAGCCCCGTCAATGCCTGCGCAGCTGTTAAATTTCTTCTCTTTGATTGCACGCAGCACGCCAAAAACCGTGTCGCACACAATCGCCAATACTACCAGCTGGATAATTTTGTTATGTGCCGCCGCCTCAATAAATTCTGTAATAGTCATGTTCATAAATCCTGCCTTTCTCTTAATTGCAAATCTTTTGCCCGCTCTTTCAGCTCTTCGCCGTCGTAGCCCGCTGTCTGCTCCCAGCTTTCCAGAGTGGCTATTAAATCAGCAATAAGCCTGCTTTGCTTTTCTATGGTTTCCTGTTGTTCTTGTACTACCCTTAGTAAATTGCTACTCATGTACTCGCTCCTGCATTTTGCCGCTTAAGCAGCCTTTTCTATGGCTGCCTCTGCCAGCGTTTCTATTTTCTTTCGTAGGTTATAGCTGTCGGCGTGTCCTGCGTGTCCCGTCCAGCTCTGTATACTCTTTTGTAACTGCTCTTTTGTGATTTTCCCGCTCTCGCACTTCTTGATAGTACGCTTTATGCGCTTTATGCTGTCCTTTCGTACTTTCCTGTGCGTTGCCCTGTGTTTGTAGCCTACAAAGTCTATACCGTTCTTTGCTGCCAGTATGGTAGTTTTCGGGTTAAACTCTAACTTAAGCTCTTCCCGTAAGAAATGCTCTATCCGTGCAAGCCAGTTGCGCAGCTGTTCCTTGTCTGGGCTTAATATTACAAAGTCGTCCATATAGCGTATGTATGCCTCTACGCCCAGCTCATGCTTAATAAACTGGTCTAATGCGTCCAGATAGATATTTGCAAATAACTGACTGGTAAGGTTTCCTACTGGTATCCCTACGCCGTCCGGCATATTGCCGTTGTGGTCTATTATCCTGTCCAGCAATGCCAGTACCCCAGCGTCTTTTATAACCTTACGTATTTCAGTTTTTAATACCGCATGGTCTATGCTTTGGAAATAGTGGTGTATATCTGCCTTGATAGCATAAAGCGGCTTGTCTGGGTGGTATTTGTTCCACTCATACAGCCACTCTTTTAGCGTATCAGACGCAGCGTGCATACCTTTACCTTTCCGGCAGGCGTAAGACTGCGATATAAACCGCTTATCAAATATAGGCTCTAACACGTTGTTTATGGCGTGCTGTACCACCCTGTCATAGAACGGCAGCGCCATTATCTGCCGCTCTTTCGGTTCGTACACCTTAAAGTAATGGTATTTGCTTGGCTCATAGGCAAGGTTTATAATATCTTCCCGCACCTTGTCTAAGTTTTCCTCTTTGTCTTTCGTAAAAATCAGTACGTCTTTTCTGTGGCGTTTACACTTTCTGGCTTTGTTATAGGCTTTCTGTACGTTTCCATAGTCGCCCATAGCCTCTAAAAGCGTAATGCGCCGCCTGTCCTTATCGGTAATATATCCTACTCTCTTCAAGTATTAAGCTCCTGCCTTTCGCCGTAGCTACTAACCAGCAGCCGTATTTTTTCTCTTTGCCTCACGGCGGGACAGCCGCTCTGACTATAGGATATTAAACACTCGGTCTTATCCCTTTCTAAGTCCTTGCCAGTATTCCGTAGAACTCTGTGCCTGTAATGTTCTCACTAAGTCACACGCCCCACGAGCGCCAATGTTCGTATTGACATTCCACGGGTAATTGTTGCAATTCACGGCACGAGCGCCGCAATTCGCCCCATTGTTCCAGTTGCCGCCCGCTATCAGCGCCGCCAGAGGCTGTAAGTAAGCAGCTGCCCCATATCCTGCTATTTTCTGGTCTTTACCTCTTCTATCAGTTCGCCCAGCATAACGCCTATTTCTTTCAGCTTGCGGCAGCTCTCGCCGTAGTGCCGTGCGTTCATAGCGCTATACTTCAAGTCATGCGCCAGCCGCAGCAATTCTTTACTTTCCTGCAATGCCGTATCTACCGTGTATAAGTGGCTTTTCGTTGCCGTCTTATCCCACTTTATAACCTCTTGCAGCATTTCAAGAATTGCGTTTCTTGTCGCCGTCTGTAAACTGAATTTCTCATACTTTGGGTACTTCGTAAGCAGAGGGTAAATATATAGCAGAAAATCGTATATTTTCTGGTGTATAATATCTGTTTTTGTCTGTATGTCCATGCCTTACCCCCGTTTATCCGGCTGGACTTTCGCCCGCCGTCTACAGAGAGTCACACGCCCCACGAGCGCCAACGTACGTATCGACATCCCACGGGTAAATGCTGCAACCCACGGCACGAGCGCCGCAATACGCCCCACTGCCCCAGTTGCCGCCCGCTATCAGCGCCGCCAGAGAATATGCGTAATACTGGTAAATGTTACCAACGTCGTAAGACTTCTCGCCTGTGTTCAATGGGCTTTTCT